TATTATCTGAATCTGCTATTTTTACTCTTGAATTATTATCAGCAAATTCATCACACCAAGCATAGGGAGCAGTTCCTCCTGATAATTTACCTGTTTCAGTATCTGCTTCTCCATACATTTTAAAAGAGATTTGTGCCTACTTCTATTTTTGTAATGCCTTCCCTAAGATACCTCTGTGTACTTCCTCCTGTATATTCTGTATGATTTGCATCAGCAAATCCACCAGGTTGAGAATTATCAAAAGCTGTACCACTTCGATAGTAAAATTGAAATTCAGTACTATCAACTAATTCATTTCTACTGCTTGTACTACCATCGAAAGTCCACCTCACGAGATTATTGGTATAAGTGCCTGCCCAGAATTTAAATTTAAGCATTCCTTGTCCTGAAGGTACAGGATTTGTTGCTTGTGTTCCATAAAAATCGCTCAAACTTATTGCACCTGATGTAGGCACACCTGAATTTGCAGCAATATCTGGTACTTTTCCTCCTGCTCTATAAAATTCTGATAAAGAGTTAGGAGTTAAGTCATTGAATTCAGTAGCTAATTCACTTATTTTTATTGTTCCTGATGATTGAAGAGGCATTATTTATTTTTTAACTCCTCTATTTCTTGTTTTAATTCTTTTATAGCTTCTATTAAATATCCAGTAATATTTCCATAAGCTACTGATTTTATTCCTTCATCAGTTGTTGATACTAATTCAGGTGCTATTTTTTCAAGTTCTTGCGCAATCACTCCGCTGCCCTTTTTATTATCTTTAATAAAACTTACTCCTCTCATTTCATATACTTTTGAACCTTTTAAAGTTTTTATGTCTTTCTTTAGTCTTTCATCAGAAAAAGCAGTTACATCTCCTGAAGCAACAACTGCGCCCGTTATACTTAGACTGCTACCATTAAATGTTAGGTTTGATTCGGATGTTACTGTTCCATCTCCATCATCTGTGATTAATCTATTTGCTCCACCTCCAAAACCTACGTCAGTTAAATCAAGAGTGACTGTGTTACCTGAAACATCTATTCCTGTTCCTGCACTTACTCCACTAAAGTTTATGTTTTGATTAGAGACACTTGTAATTCTTCCTTGAGCATCTACTGTAAATTGAGGTACAACTGTAGTACTTCCATAAGTTCCTGCAGTTACTCCTGAGTCATTTAATCTAATTCTTATATTTTCTGTCGAACTTTGATTAAGAGTAAAGGTTTCACTTGTAGTTGTAGGACTAGTTTCTGACCCAATTCTAATTCCTCCTTGCCCAGTCAGTGTGATTGTACTATTATTAGCACCTCCTCCTGTTGCTAGTTGAGAACCATTCCAAAATAAAGTTCCACTATTATTATAAAGTCTATTAGTAGTAGCGCCTGGAGTTCCTGAAGTAAGATAAAGGCCTCCAGTTCCTATATCAACTTGTTCCCAAACTTGAGATACAGAAATATCTCCTAATTTTACTGTATTTGTACTTCCTGGATTTACTCTATTCCCATAAAATTCTACGCTTCCTGTTCCATAAACAGCAAAACCTCGAATTGAACTTGCATTATTTAATACCCCATTTGTATATGCAGGAACAACTGCACCTGTTGAAATTAAAAAATCATCATCTGTATCTGTACCAACAACCATTTCTAAAGTTGAACCTGCTGAACCATCTACATATCTTATTCGAGGTAATGTTGTTCCAGAAGTAAGTGATAAACCTCCTGCTGAAACTGTATTTCCATTTACACTTAGTTCACTTCCGTCCCATTTTAAGAATTTTGTAGAACTTCCTATTGAGAATTTAGGGGTTGTACTTCCTGAGTCATTTCCTAAATAAAATCCTGTTGCAGTATCTGTAGAGCTTGATTTTCCTGCTCTTATTGCCATTCCTGATGTTGTTGCTAAATTAATAACTCCTGTGCTAATTACTCCTCCACTAATAGAAGTAACATTTTCATTTACTTGTGACGCTATTATAGGAACTTTTGTATTAGTACCGTCTGTAATTGTGTTAGCATCACTAAAAGTTACCAATCCACTAAATCCAATGGCTTGAGTTACGCTTCCAAAACTTAATGTTTGAGTTCCACCAAAAGTTGATTCTACAACAGTTACATCTATATACCAATATTTATTTGAATTTCCAGAGGCATATGTTGGTGTAGAGTGTGACCAACCACTTAGTATATTATCAAAAGTTGCTGTACTAAAATTAAAAGTATTTGTATTGCTTGAAGTTGGAGCTGTTGGTGCACTACTGCTACTTGAGCCAAAGTTAAGTCTTGTTACTACAGTTCTTGGTCCTGTTGCTCCATCATTTCCTGGGGGGCCTTGCACACCTGTTGTTGCTACATACTGTTCACTAATACTATAATTTGTTGAACCATCAGTTATTACTTTTGCTAATATAAAATCTCTTGCGACATCAGGAACAAAACTTTGTTTTTTTACTGCACTTCCTGAGTATGGTCTTTGTACTATTTCATCTAAAAATAGTAGAGTATTTGAATCTATTTGTCTAACTTTTCCAAAGAATGTTTTAGGAGTAAAAGTTAAAGTTACTCCATCTCCTATTGTTTGTTTTGAAGAAAGTGTTAAACTTGTTCCTGATATTGCTTCTACATATACGGGACCAACTATTCCTGTTCCTGTTACTGTTTGTCCTACTTCAATGGCACTATTTGTGCTTGAAAGAGTTACTGCTGTTGAGCTTGTGACTGCTCCACTTGTTGTTCTTGTTGTAGAACTACCATTTGCAACTTGTATTATATCTCCTGCATTAAATTCAGAAAGAAATGCCGTACTACTACCATCTACTTGGTTTGAAAATCTATTAACTGATACAGTTCCTGAGCCTGCGGTAAGACCATTATTGGAAGCGCCCACTTCTTTTATATAAGTTATTGGAACTGTGCCCGTACTATCGGTATGGGCTTGAACTGCCTTAAATCTATCTGTAGAATCACTTGCATCAAAAAGCATATAGGCTTCTGCACTTGCTCCCATACCTGCAAAAGCTTGTGAATGAGTTGACGCAGTGGTTGAAGTATTTGAAAATATTTCTCTTAGAGGAGAAATTAAAGTATAAGTACTATTTCCAAGTGATATTGTTCCGTTTGCAGCTATAGTAAATGTTTGATTTACATCTCCTCCTCTTGCTAAAGATTCAAATCTTGATTGAAGCGGAGGTAATAATTCACTTTCATTTATAGTAACATTTCTAACTATAGGTTGTGAAACTGTTCCTACATTTGATATAGTTCTTATTCTTATAAAATATTCTCCTGCTTGTTTAATTGTATGAGAAAAACTTTGATTTGATGTTCCAAGATTTTCAGTTTTTAGTTCACCATTAAAATTATGTTCTAATTTAAAACCATTTGCAAATTTATATCTAGTTCCATTACTATTAACAGGAAAGTCCCATGTAATTATTGCTTCATGTCCGCTTGCTGTTCCTTCTTCTCCGCTTTCTACTGATGTGGTATCAATAGGTCTTACATTTACTACTAAATTAGTAGGGGCGGGAACAACTTCTTCAAAGGTAGGAGAATCGCTTGTAGGTCGTGCATTAAGTTCAAAACCTCTTTCTATGGCATCAAATTTTCCTTTAAAATACTTTGCTCCAACAATATCAAATTTATGTTTATCTTTTTCTGATACTGATATTATTTTATATTCTTTTGTTGAGCCTGTTAACTCTTTTCCTTCTGTATTAAATAATTTTAATGCCCAAATAACTTCTGCATCAGGAGTGGCACTAAACGCACTTCCAACAGTAAGAGAACTAACTGTGCCTGCAGAAGTTGTAACTTCTTGTTTTTCTACTCTTAAATTTTCTGACCATGTAGTTTGTACTAAATTATTACTATCATCTTTTAAATTTGATGCATCAGCCGAAGAAGTAATGCTAGGTATTAAATCGCCTTCATAATAAACTACACTACTTATTGTTGCAGATTCTTGTGCTAAATAAGCTCCTCCTTTTGGATAGATTAAAAATAATTGGTGTTTAAAATCACTACTATAAGAAGGCAAACTTATACTTCTATCTAGTGGTATTACTGTTGTAGACCTTGTGCCTGTGTTCGATACTCTACCTGAATATGAACTTCTATCTCTATCTGCATCTTGAACATTAATTATATCTCCAGGCTTTAATCCTACTGCGTTTAGACCAGTAGTAAAACTTACTGTTTCTTTTTCATTTTGTTCGCTAAATAATTTCCATTTTCCTAATCTGTGCGCTTGTCCTCTTGAAGTGCAACCAAAAGCTAGTTGTTCTGCTCTTACTATTCTTCCTGTTTCTGCTATTGATTGATAGTCTTCTACATACTCTGTTGACTGTCTAAAATTATCTTGTGGGTCGTTCCAAGTTACTTTGATTTGATTAGTTCTTACTCTATCTCCTGTCCCTTCGTAAGTAAATATTCCTCCTTCTATATTTCCTTTTGTAAATGTATATACAGGTTGTTGTGGGCGGTCAATAGAAAATGTTAATTGACCGTCATTCCACAGTGCAAAGCCTCTAAATATACTTGTAAATTGTTTTAAAACTTTTGTTGCTTCTCCACCTTTTGATAAATAAACATTTGCACTAAATCTTGGTTCAGTTCCTCCTTCTCCATCTGGAACTTCTTCGTCACAATATTTTGCAATCCTGAATAATTCATAGATGTCAATTTGAGATTTATCAATAAACTGCCCTAAACCATATCTTTCATTTGTTACTAAGTCATAAAAAATCCATGCTGGATTATCCGTGTATACTTTTTTAAAGTTTGGTGATGATGCATTAAAAGTAGTTTTATCTCCTCTAAAATTACCGTCCCAGTTTTGATACCCACTCTCTGTTGCTCCTGTAGTAACGTTTCTAGTGTATGCTGCTGCGCCTCCTGTTTCATCACGAGTACGATAATTTGTTGGAACTTGTACTTTTAATCCTTTTAAAGTATATGCTCTTTGTGGTAGTTTTCCATCAAAGTCTTTTGCATTAAAACCAAGTGCTGCATATGCAGTATGCGGATATATTAGTTTATCTTTTGAAATACTTTCAACAGTTTGTAATACACAGGGATTCGTATGTTGAAAACTACTATCTTTAGGATTTACATCATTTATTCTTCTAACTCTAATTCTGAAATCATCATATGGTTGAAATTGTTCTGCATTAATTACAAATTCTTCTATAAAAGGAGTATATTGTTGTTTAGAAGGTTTAACATATCCATTACTTACTTCTGCTTTTCCAACAATGCCTCCTTTAATAAAAAAGTTTACATTTCTACCTCTACGTCCAGTACGAGTCATAATTTCGTTAGCTGTTGGTCCAAAAATAAGTTCAGAAGTATAGCTACTTCCCCCATCTGTGCTATACTCAAAGAATATTTGTAATTCAACAAAAGAGGGTCCTTTTGCTCCTGAAGAGGATTTTAGAGCATGAGAGGCAGCAAATTGAAAAGTTAAATGTATTTCATCAATTTCTGATGGGTTTGAAACTTCAAGAAAAGCAGCAGTAAGTAAAGTATCTGCAGCAGTTCCTTCTGCTTGAGAGGGCTCATCTAATTCAGTATTATTATAGTTAGCAGCTAAATTTCCTGTTGTTCCTACATTTGACCTTAAATCATTTTGCTCTAACTCTATATTTGGACTTGTAATAACTGAAGCTTGACCAAAACTTGTATCTATAACTATTGGAGGCTGTAATAAATGTCCTCTATTTAATCCAAACTTAAATTTTTCTATGTTATGTAAGTCATCTATTTTATTTTGACTCATTTTAGGAGGAGAAATTATTACATTTGTTCCAGTTAAAGATACTTGTGGTGCACTTGCTAAAGTTGCTGTATTACTAGAAATACTACTAATAGTAGTAACTAAATCTATAAAAATATCAGCGCTTGAAACTGTTGTTGCAATATAGTCATCTGTAGTTATTTGAGTTGTACTATCAAAAGTAGCTCCAGTAACTAAATCTATTCCATTTGGTCCTGCTCCTGCGACCCTAATAAATCCTCTTGCTTGTGCGTTTCTTATACTTGTAAGTAAAGCAGCGGTAAAAAAACTACTACTTGTTGTTATAGTTTGAGTTCCTGCAGTACCGGAAGCAATTCCAGTTCCTTTTTTACCTGCTTTTTCTACCATTACAGTTCTTGTTCCTAAACTAAGCCCTGAAACATTATTACTTGATAGTCCATTTATTGTTCCAAAAACAGAACTTGTTATAGTTGCTGAACTTGAAGTTGTATCTACGGTAGTATTTCTAGGTTTTATTACCTCTATACCGTTTGTATCAATAATTGGAACATCATTTATAAAAACAGAAGCTAAATCATTTTCTAATCCTTCAATTTCTCCTTCTGATAATATATCATAAGTGAGACATTGCTGAGTTTTATCTGGATTTGCCCTGTCTGATGCAGTCTTTACTCCTGGTGGTGATGATGTATAATCTGCCATTATCTAGTTCTTCCGCCTCCTCTTCTTGTTGTAGTTGATTTAGTAATTACATCATAAGCATTTGTTGCATTTGCGTCTCCATAATTTGTTATGGGTTCTTCTCCATCAGTATCATAAACTGTGTCTGAATTTTTTAAGTCTCCTGCTTGAAATCCCTGACTTATAGGAGTTCCACCTATTTTTAATCTTCCATATAAAACTGGTACAGGTTGTCCTTGTTCAACATTACTATTTGCTGAATTAAATAAAAATGCTGGGTCAGATTCCATTCCTCCTGCATCGGGTGCGGACATTTCTGCTAGTCCCATAAATGCTAAGTTTACACCTAGCATTGCTACTGCCATACCTGCAAAATTTAAACCAACTGTAGCACCTGCTACTGCTGTTGCTCCAGCGCCTCCTGCAAGATATGTTCCTCCCACAAGTTGAGCAATACTTGCTTGTGATGCCGCCATCATAGTTCCTGAGCTTGTCATAAGTGTGCCCTGC